TAAGCTGCCATGCCGCTTCATCAGTAATCCACATCTTACGCGCCATTGTCTCAATGTCCGTGTTCACCGTGGATACGGTGTCAGCCATCTTTACGGCCGCTACTACAAGCGCCGCTACTCCTGCGGCTATTGCTATAGGCAGCACAGCAGATGCTATACCTGCGGCCTCTGTGCCCTCAGCGGCAGGCATCATTCCTGCTTTCAGCGCTTTTGCCGTAGATTTCCCTGCCTCTTGCCCTTCCGATTCTTCAGCGGCTTCGGTGTAGGTTTTTACGCTGGCGGTTTTCTTGGCTGCTTTTACAGGCGTTTTCTCGGAGGTCTTTTCTTCGGGCGCTTCGGGCTTTGTCGATTTGCCTTTGTAAATCTGTGAGAATATTTTATCAAATGACTTTGACCCGGTTTCGTCAAGCCCCTCATTGATGCTTTTTATAAAGCTTTCGAAAGACTTAGCGGCTTGAGCGCCTTGCAGCAGAGATGCAAAATAGTTTCCGTCACCGATGCTCGCCAAGAGGTTTCCGATGTTCCTTAAAGTTTTTTCCGAATCTATCAATGACGCGTTTTCTTTTTTGGTTCCCTCGGTTCTCTTTTTCTGTGATTCGTCGGCGCTTTTGCCGGACTTTTCGGCGCTTTTCTGCTTTTGCTCAATGTCTTCACACATTTTTAAGTATTCTTTGCCCTGTGCGCTTTCAAGGTCAAAGCCGAGGCTCACAAGGTATTCTTCCAAGTACTTAGCCATGTTGAGCCTCCTTCCGTGCATATTCATGCGCTCTGCGCTTGTTTTCGTTTTCGACCAGCATATCTTCTAAAGCGTCTTGCAAGTCAAGATAATTATAAGTCCCGTCCCAAATTTCGTGTTGCTTCCACCGCCCTGCTGAAACAGGCGCAAATAGCACGGCGTTAAAGTTGACCGGTTCTGCTGTAATAAAACTGGCAGGCTGAGGCTTAAATGTTAAGCTTTTCCGTCCTGCCAGTATTCCGTGAAAAAAAGTATGTACTGCGATGTAAGTTTGGTAAAAAGAGGACCCGAAGAATCGTTGATTCCGATTCCCCCGTCCTCGTCTATAACATTTATTTTTTTGTCTAAAATTATTTCAAATGTGTTTGCCAAACAAATCTTCATAAATTCTTTAAGCGTTTCCGGCGGCATTGTTTTCCTATTCGCCTTTATACCAAATAAGATGTTAGGCACAAATGGAGCCTTATACTCGACCAGCATGTCAAACATTGCGCAACCGTCCCACGGCCCCGGAACGCGCATTATAAATTGGCGGTCGCCAATATCAATGGTTTTGCTTTTCTCCATTACGCAACCTCAAGATCACCGACGAAGAAGTCCCACGTTACTTTGTCGCCTTGCTGCGCATCTGAGCGGTCAGGGCGCTTCACAAGCGCTACTTCGTTCGCGTTGGTATTTACTCCATTGTCAAACAGCTCGCCTATGGCGATAGACGCAGAAGCCCAGTAGCTAGCATCAGCGTTCGTGACGGCATTTGCGTAAGCGAGCAGCCATTTATTGAGTGAAGAAGTCTGCTGTATTTCAAAGCTGACCTTTCCTCTAGTAGATGCTATTTTAGTAATCATTACGCTGCCATCTGCCGCAAGGTCGCTCCCGGTGAGTTCGTCTGTGTATGAAACAAGGATTTTTCCGATGCCCTCGCCGCTTACGGTTTTGCTGCCCGTTAACGGGTGGCTTATCGTGCAGGATACGTCTGCAAATGAATAAGTTGTAGTCATATTATCCTCCCTATGCGTTCACGGTGATTGTGAACGACTCTTCCGAACCCGCGAGAATGATGCAGACATAAATTGGCGGGGATTTTCTTGCCGCTTTGTCGGCAGATGAAAGAACGCTTATGTCGCTTACTTGGATTGAATATCCGTTCGTAAGCGTATCACCCGTCTTGAGATTGATTACATTGTTTCCCGCCCATACGCCCCCGGCTATGAATCCGCGCTTGTAAGCAGCATAGCAAGCTTTTGTGATAGCGGTTGTAATTGTCTGTGTTCCTGCGTTGGTCTGGGCTATCTTGGTTTGAGAGGTCAAGACAGACATTACGGCGGACTTGATATCGTTTGTCAGGATGTCAACGCCGATAACTTCATCAAAGTGTCTTCCGCTTGCCATGACCCCCTCGCCAAAGAATGTGTATGCGTTTTCGTAGGTAGTGAGGAAATTGATGTTCTGTCCTTTAAGGCTTGCGACCTGTGCGCTCGTAAGCACCTCAGATGTTACGCCCGGTTCACTTTTGAAGTCCAGATCATAGGCTTCGGATGATGCCCCCATAGCGTATCCCTTGATCGAGGCCACAGCATTGGCGTAAGTCGAATACTGCCCCAAAGTGCGGTTATACCCCGCAGTTTTAAGGGCAAGAGCTACGTTCCCGGCGGTTGCCGTCAGAACGTCCGCATCTGCGGTCGTATAGAACATAACGCATGAGGGTGTTGCCGACTCTACATAGGGCGCTAGAGCTTCCACATCGGCTTTTACTGCTCCGATATACAAGCAGCCGTACCACTGAGTGTTCGCGGCTCTGCAAGCGGTAAGGGCCTCGAGGGCAGTTTCTCCGGCGCCCTTTACGCCGACGGCAAGATAGCCCGGACGCGGAGTCTGACCAAAGTACAGTCCAGCTGCCTTAACCTCTGCGCTTACCGACGTAAATCCGCCCGTAATCATCTCATCCGTCGAGCCGTATATCTTAAGCCTGTCGCCGGTTGTAATTACGGTATTTGCGGACAAAATAAGGCCAAGCGAAAAGTTTTGCGTCTGAACTGAGGCCGACGGAAGGTTGACGATTATATTTATAATGTTGCTGAGACTGAGCATGTGGCTTCAACTCCTTTTTCTGATTCTATAATTATGTCGGCACTCGCAAGCGCCGGAATTGTCGTTTGAAAAGTTACTAATTGATTAAACGAGGCTCTAATGTCGTAGCGGTAATACCATTGATGGTTTATCATTTCGGGAATAAAAACAGGCTCCGGAACATCCGTAATTAGCGAAATTCCTTGAGCCTTGAGTAGCTGTTTTACGTCTTCATTAAAAAGCATGATTCTGATCTGTTCCGACCACTCGAAAGCGTCGTCGCCGTAGCACTGCCAATCAATTCTAAGGTTGCGGACATGCTTTGTTGATCGGGTTAATAGTGCGGGGTCTTCGGAACCGTTGTCGTTGATTTCCATTTGCCGATTTATGGGGCTGTCGGTAAAAGAGACTAAATAGAAAACATAATCGTCGTGAACGTTTTTAAGCCCGGCGGGGACTTCGGAATAGTTTAAAGGAAGAACATTTTGAGGGTCTTTGCCATTCACTCGCGTCGGTGCATTCGTGGCGCCGACAAGCATTTGAATAGTTAGATTACTGACAAATGTCATTAAAGTTTGAAAAGCACTCATCTAGCACTCATCCTGACCGCCTCAGCCATAAAACAACCCCATTGTGACCAATCATATATATTTTCGATTCTGTATCTTATTTCGTGAGTTGTACCGTAGTTTTCGGCTACAATGTCAGAAATATTGCTTCCTCCGCCAGATTCCTCGCGAGTAACATATAGTTCGGTTGTTGAATATATTTTTTTGAATCCCGTCACCATATCGCCCTGCGCCGTCTGTATAGTTTCTTTTGAGTTTTTAGGACTCATAACAGCGCCTTTAGTCTTGATAACCTCGGTTGTGGACTGATACATGCCGTTTAAAAACTCGCCGTTATGAGTGCGAAGAATAACTATGTCTTTTTCGAACTCTCGCGAGTGAATAACTTTTGAAACATTAATCATTTACCCACCCCGAATCACATATGAAACGCTTTGGCGCAAAGCGCCCGTGTCTATAAGTGGAGCGTCAGAGCCTTTGCCCTTAAACTTCTTTCCCCACGGTGAGGCCCAGCCCTCTATGGTGCTCTTAGCATTCGGAGCCCAGCCATTCTGCGGGTCTGTAAACCATTTTTTGACGTCTGACTGCGCAACATTTCCGAGATCCATTAAAGGCTGTTCCGTGCCGTTCCCGTCCATAGCCGCTTTGGCTGCAATGCCAAGCAGTTCCGCTATGCCCTCTTTATCATTATCTATCGCCGGTTCGATAATTGGCCGCGCTGGAACTTGCATCATAAAGGACCCGTGCTCATGTATGTACATTTGCAGAGCCGAGCTGTAAGGCGTTCCGCTGTCGATTTCCGGCTGCATTCCGGCGCGAACATCGCGCGGCCTAACGCCATGTGTGTGGATGTAAACCAAATCAGCGTTAGTTATATCGCCGTCTTCTCGCTCCGTTCCGCTTGCCGGAACGCCCACGGCTACTACTTGGCTTGACAGTTTTTTCAATCTATCAATCAGGCCCGCCGCGCCGCCATCAAAGCTTTTGTGCGAAGCCTTTACCATATGCCCATGCCACCTTTGCCGAGCCACTTCGCATCATCAAGGAACATTTGACCGTAAACGGTTGTTTTTAGGCTTCCGTATCCGTCGTACTCATTTAGCCCGGATTGAGTATCATACGACACCGACACGTCGCCAACGGACTGTGAGGCAATAATGCCCTGAGGCGATACGTCTGTCTGTGCGTTTATAAACAGCGTCAAATAATGGGCAATATAGTTGCACATACCCATCGTCCACTGTGTATGCCATCGTGCCTCTAACACTTTTGCGTTGGCTTTCGTGATAAGCTGGTCTAATAACGCCTGAGAGACTATAGTTTGATGAAACACAGGGTAAATCGCATAAAAATCTGATGCAGTAAAGGCCGGATTTGCTCCGGCCTTTATATTTGATGCTCCGGATATGATTTCACCCACCGGAACTTCATTGCCGGTGCTTCCGTAAAAATTTGTTCCTAATGGGTAAGTCATACTGTCTCCTTACTTGGCTTCTCCGCCGTCAATTATCCCGATGTTTTCGGGCTTGTCTTCCGGCGTCTTGCCGTTTCTCTTGCCTATAGTGCCTTCTTGCAGAACTGCGTCAACAGCCTTGGGGCTATCAACTACGACTATGTCGCCATCCGCGACGCAAGCCTTGAAATAAGAATCTGCCTGAATTTCTTCGGGCAGATCATAAGTAAACTCTTGGTCTTTGAGCAAAAATTCTTTGCCATTATCGGGATTAGGAAAAGCAAAGCGTTTCTTTGAAAAAACTGTCATATGCCGTCACCATACCTTGCCGTAGTCGGGTAAAGGTATTTAACCTGCCCGATCTGCCCCGCGAAAGCCGTAAGGTAAGCCTGAGCCTCAACGGACGGTGCGGTCATTATGCGGGTGAGCGGAACGGTAAGATCAAAATTGACGAACTTTTCGTTCATGGCATACGCTACCATACGGTCAGCAGCACTTGCGCCTGCGCCTATGCACCAGCGGCAGGGACGGATCGTCAGCTTTTTGCCGAAGTTTGCAGAGAGGTTGTTCCTCAGTATGTAGCTAAGAATCGACTCTGACCCCGCGGTTGTAACCGGCGTAATCTGAATATACGCAAACTGCGCGGGCGGAATCAGCATGTGATCCGGCACGGCGCTTTCATCGTATTCGGACGCGGCGTACGCAGCGTTGATTATGTCGTTAACATCCTTCAGTATTTCTACTGGGGTTTTAGCTGACCACAGTTTGCTGGTAGCGCCTGCATTGTTTGCAACGGCGGCAGCGGTAACATTCGAGCTATTTACAAGCCCATAAGTGCCGTAGTTGGCAAAACCGACATAAGCATTCTGGTCGAGCGCTTTATTGAAATTGAGGCGAATGCCGTCGTTGTACATCTGGTCGAGGCTCTTCGTCGACCCTGTGTTCATGTACTTCTCGTTGTCCACAAAGGAAACCTTCATGTTGTTACCCCATGTGAATACCTTGTACACGTCCTTGCTTACGTTAGCCTGAATTGTCGGAATGCCGTTTGTCTGACCTCCGATTATACCGTAGTCGTTGCCGCCCTGGTTGCCGCCGACCGAGGAGTAGTCAACAAACATGTTGGAGGTGTAATCCACGAAGCCGCCGCCGGGTACAACATCAATATCCTTGAAGTAGCTGACGTTGGTTAGCGGCTCAAGCAGTTTAGGGTCGCGCTTTTCAAGCTCGCCGCGCAGAAAGGCAAGCCCAGAGGTCGCTATTGCATCCCCCACCATGCCGTCGCCCACACAGGAGCGTACAGCCCCTGTTTTAAGGGCTGAGTTTATAGCTGTTACATTCATTTTCATGCCTCCTATATGCCGATTTGGAGTTCAGCGACGTTGTTTCCATCTTTTACGCCGGTGAACCACTTTGCGTTGGTAATAAGTACGCCGGTGTCAGTTGCCGCGGGTTCAACGATGTCAAAATACTTGAAGACATGCGCCGCCGAGAATACCGCCCATACTGCTCCGCCGGCCGTGAGGCTTGCAGTCGCGTTTACGAGCACGGTCATGAAGCCCTGCTGCATAACGTCGCAGCCCTCGTTGACTTCGTACTGCCCGGTCGTGTTGGTTGCAAATACGGACTGTTGCTTTACGTTGCGAAGCGCGATTCCTGCGAATACAGCCGCTGCGCTGTCGTAAGCGAACAGGTCGTAGGTATTGTCTGCGTTGAGCTTAACGGGCAAACCGAAAGGAATTGCCGCTGTCTTTACCGGGCGGTTCATAACGAATGTGCGAGGGTCGTTTCTGGACACGTTGCCGGGGTAGCCTATATTAAGGGATTTTCCGATTACTGATGCAGGCATTTATTTATCCTCCTTGTTGCGAAGCTTTTCGCAATTTTCTACGAAAGTTTTGTTGTTGTCTGCTAGTGTTGGCGTGGGATTCGCGTCTGCCGTCTTATGGGATGCAACGGCTTTGCTAATCTGACCGTAGACGTTACCGGCCGGCACCTTGAGAAGTGAGCGCAGACCCTCAATGGCTTCGTCGCGCGCCTTGCCCTGAGGCATGGCGGCTACGGCGGGCTTTAGGCTTTCAACAAGCTTGACAGCCGAGTCTTTGGTGAGACAATCCGTCGCGTCGCCGATTGTGGAAGACTTTTCTTTTTCCTCTTCCTTTTCGG